CTTCAATAACCTTGTAAACTGTTGGAAGATCTAGGATCTCCTCTAGTTTGTTGATATCTGTAGACAAGTCTGGGTTGTACTGTTCCATTGCAATTTGTACACATTCAATAAGAAGAGTCATTGACTTTTCGTTATCTTCTGCCACCCCTGCTACCTGTTCGAACTTCTTCATAAATGGACGAAGCAAAGAGATTTTAAGTGGACGTACCTTAATCTTTGACCCATCCATAAGAGTTAGTTCTGTGCCCTCATGTACTGTTGTTGCCATTGTTCCTCCTATATAGGTTAACTCAATTATAGCATAAAACGCTTGTTATGTTAAATTTTCGTAGTCTAATCCCATTCCAATACCAAACCCTGCTTTCTGGGCTTTAGGTCCTTGAAATGATAAAATATCATTTGCATCACTTGTTTGACCACCACTAAATACTCTTGCTTTCATATTTTCCCACTCTTGCTGTCCCTTGCCTTTTCCAGATTCTGCATCTAGATCAACACCTTGAATAGCAGCCATAAATTTCTTTTCTGCATAATCTAACTCTCTGCTTACCTCTAGAGTTGCCATGAGTTCTGGCATAGATAGTGATAATTCTAATTCGTGATAATCTTTCCAAATCCCCAACAAAAATACCTCAGACTCTAATTTAGCAAGATCTAGGTCATCCCAACTAGAACCACTTTCTACAGCCTGATCTTTTACTGGCTCTTCAGATTTTTTATTAATTCTAATTCCAGCAGATATATCTAAAACCTTATAAACTGTTGGCATATCAATGCTATCTTCAACATCTTCAACACTTCCAGATATTGATGGATAGTACTGTTTCATGCAAACCCGAACGCATTCTACTAAGGCTGCAATTGCTTCGTCATCATTTTTAGTTACCTTGACATTTTCAAATGCCTGCATAAATTCACGTAGATATTTAATCTTTAATGGTATTATCTCTAATTCTGTACCATCAAATAAATATATTATTTCGCTTTTATATATTGTAGTTGCCATATAAATTCTATTCTACCATAAAACAACAAAGCCCACATCCGAAGACATGGGCTCTGATGTATAGTTAAACTATTAAGACAATAGGTCTCCGAAGGTACGATCAACGATCTTACCATATGAGCCTGAAGTATCTTCTGGTAGCAAACGGAAAGAAACTTCAAACATTGAAGCCTCATCACGCTTTGCTGAAACTGTTACGTTTTCGATTGACAAAGCACGGTATGCTGTGTAAACACGCTCCACGAATGGAGAGTCTACGCAGTCACCTGTACCAGGTCCTACTGCAACAATTCCACGCTCTACTGGACATTCACCGATATCTCCTGCAGATAAGTTTAATGTCTTACCTGTGTGAGTTGCGACGTTTCCAGTTAGTTCATCTGAACTGAATGCCAACGCTAAGAGAAGATTCTCTAGTGTTGCTTCAGCAAAAGCAGTTGCAAGATTAACCTGCATGCCTTGCTTGTAAAGTTTTGCAACGTCAAGAATTTGGTCTACCTGGACTTCACCGAAGTCTGGTTGGAACTGCATTTCTAGACCGTTCATGGTGTAACCTACGTTTGTATAATCTGCATCATTTGAGAGTGTTTCTCTGAATGATACTTCAGTACTAAAGTTCTCCAATGTACTTGGAGTTAGGGTTGTGTCTGCAACAAAAAGTGCTGCTGCACCAACGATAATGTTGGACGACGTTCCACGACTGTATGCCATTTATTCACCTCTTCCTTAAGAATAGATATTAAGTTGTACGGCGTTTGTGTTTCCTCAAGATAATTATAACAGCATTTTTATGTATATCTTTGGGAGGTTCCCAAAGTGTCTACTGTGTGATAATCGTATTCTATGACAAGTTTGTTCAAGAATAGGGTTCTTGCTGAGGCTAGTTCTGCTATATCCCGTGCCTCATCTGCCTGATAGACCTTTATATTGTGGAACATTACATTTTTTGTAATGGCATTTCCATTTTCATCTTCTATATCATTAATTGATAGCCAGGAGTTTAGATCTTGGGCTGCTGCGTCTTCTCGATCAAGGCACTCAATGATTACTCTGGTTGCGTCAAAAAGTTTAGTTAGATCTGGGGCATAGATAAAATATACAAGTTGCTCTCTTTTATTTCTATAAAATGCATTTGGTCTAAATCTAATAAGCCTGTCAAACATAACAACAATTGCATTTGGGTTGTTTTTAATATAAACGCTGTCGTTATAAATATCTTCTATATTGATTGGGCTCTGTGCTGGAAAAAATGGCTGGAAAGGGTTTGGTCCATCTGGAATCAATCCAAATTCTTTTAACTCACTATTAATATAGGCATTAAGAAATGTTGGCGGGAATCCAGTTTGGGCATAAGTATTTAATGTCATAGGTCTATTCTACACCAATCTTTGCATTTGCTATCCATCTAAACCCAGTGTCGACTCCTTTAGACTTTCCCATCTTTGATCCAGCCTTAAAGTTCTTCTTATACAAAACTGGCTTTTTAATATAATCATATATTCCACTAGCACGTAAAAATGATTGCTTGAAATATTTAAGGATAAACTCGTCTATTGTTCTTTCAAATGATCCAGCAACATAGTCGCCACCTGGATTTCTTACGGTTACTGGATTTTTTGTAAAAATAGTTTCTCCGCCTTGTTCGAAAACTAAGACTGAAGATTTCTTTGGAGTTATTGTAACTGGCACTCCATTCTCCATAATGCTTGCTTTATTGTAGAAAGGTACATTTGAATCTTCTTTTAATGTTCTAGACTGTCTAAATTTTGAATTAAATGTTAAACCAAGATTACTAACTGTATAGTCTATATCAAATAGTCTTGCACTAGGGCTTCCTGTTTGATACCACTCATAGACATGGTGTAGCGCATTTGGATTACCTTTAGCAGAAACATCAACATATGCAGCCATTGCCTGTATTGTTCCAGCACCAAGGTTTTTTAAAAATACTCTTTTACCATTTTCAACACCATCTAAAAACCCCATAGAGTATTGAATGATATTATTCATTTGAGACTCAAATTTTTTTGAGTTTGTGGTTATTCTCACTAGTCACCCACTGTTTGATTCTCTGTCCTACGCCAGAGCATCTTAAAGAATTCAATATTTCCAAATGGTCCCATAAAGGGTTCTACTGTAGCCATTTCATAAATGGTTCCTCTGCCAGACCTTGGACCTGCCGTTTCTCTATAAACAATGTCATCATTAGCACTTCTTACGTTTGTAACTAAAATGTTTGTAATAGCATTTTCAGAATTTGTAGATGATACCCTTGGATCACTTTTTGTTCTAGCAATAAGTTTATTTTCGTATTGTAAAAATGTTTCTGGCTTAATGTCTTCTGTTCCTGCACCACCAACACTTGTTGCGTTGCAGATAATTGTTCTATCAAATACCCAGTCTTTTGTTGCTTGACCATACTGCGTTTGCTTTATGATTGGATAATAAATATCAGCCTTCATAGGGTACATGAAATCTGTTTCTGGACAGCATTCCATTATAAGACTCCTGGACGGATAATCGTTTCTATGTATTTATCAAGAATCTTATCAACAAGTATATTTCCAGTACCGTCGATCATTCTCTTATCATATTCAATCTTAAACTGATCTGTACTATAGTTCTTAATGTAGCGCTTGTAATAGTCTAGTTTTCCACATTTAATGTCTTCAATTAACATTTTTGTTGCATCTGTAATATCATTTGGAACTACCTTGTAGCCAGTCTCTAGTAAAAAGATACAGTCTATTCCTTCTGGAAAGGCTACTGCTGGAACAATGGTTTGTACATTTCCGCTATCCTCAGTATCAAAAAGACTTATAGAATCTGATGGTGCAACTGGAATATTTGGATATTTTCTTTCAGCACGATTTAATGAATCGGTCGTCTCTAGCGGATCTTTTGTAATTGCAGATTTATCTTTTGTTATTAGGTATGTGTAAGACTTTAGCGCTGGTCCATTTACTGTATCGCTTAAATCATAAACTAATTCTGCATTTTCGTATGCTTTTAAAATCTTATGTGTTTTTTTCCATAATGGAACATAATCAGTTCCTTGACCAACAACCTCTAAGTAAGTTCTATTATAATAAAATCCGCCAGTTATAGAATCAATAATTGATCTTGCTAAATTTTCGTATTCTACATATGCAGCAATATCTGTTGCTGTTCCAGAAATGGCAAGTGTTGTTGGATTAACATAAGGTCTAGCAATATCTAGGTTATCTTCAACCACAATATCTCCACGCTCTATGTCTGGTCCCGACGCACCTGCATCTTCATAAATACTTAGAGCATAAGACTTATCATATTTAACAAAATCACCAGTTAATGAATATGTTACCTTAGACGTTGCATTAGAAGTTACCTGTTGTTCTATTTCAGTTTGTTCTGCAACATCTTCAATAACTAAGATATATTCAGTGTTGGCTTCTGGAACCGTATAGGTAACTGAAAGTGGGTATGGGGGAATTCTTAAAATATTCATGCTTGTTTACCGTAGTATGAGGCTACTTCTTCAGGAGATGCTGTTCGCACTAGCCTGTGAGTGAGCCACTTTTCCGATGCCTCCTTTGAGACGATGTTGTAACCTACCTTAATAGGTTTAAGGTTATCCATATGTAAATTTCTTTGTGAGTAGATTGCAACTTTTTCTTTTGGATCTTCTGGCTTTACTTCAATACCGTCTATTGTTGGTGGGAAAAATGATGCAATAACTTCTAATATTTCTAACTTAGTTTTTGACCCGTATAGATCAATGCCGTTTTTTTTAGCATAGGACTTTAGTTCCATAACTGTTTGCTTTGATAACTCTTCCATTGTTGGCTTCATAATTCTCCTATGCTTAATTGTAATTATACCAGAAAAGAATAAAGGAGGACGGTTTTGACTCCGCCCTCCCTTATACCTATTGGTTAATTTTTATGAGTCAGTGCTATCTGAGTCGACATAAGCGACTGCATCTAGTTCTTCCCATTGAATACCAAAGCGTACGAATACTGTGTATTCGATTGTGTCCTTCTTAGCACGATATTCACGATTTACTGTGATATCACGTTGGAAGCCCCATACACGGTTCTGAGGGAATGTCAAGTCGACATAACCTGCAGGGTAGTAAGGAACCTCAAGAACATCTACACCAAGTACACGAGTTGTACGTGAGTTACCTAGTGTTTGTGCAGTTCCATCAAGGAATTCTTGACGGTTTGCTTGTGTGCTACCAATGCGATCAGCAAATGATGCTGAGATTGCATCTGCAAGAGTACCGTTATTACGAACGATACCAGCAAAAGCATCAGTACCCGCATAGAACTTAAGGTTTGACTTAAGTGCACGGTACTTGCGTGGCATTGCTAGAAGCAAGCCCTGCATTACTGATGTTGTGTAGTTGTTATCAGAAACTGTTGCAGCATATTCATGTGCATCATTGCCCTGAACTTGGTTTACCTGACGAACGAAGCCAGGCATGATAGATAGGAAGGCATCTGCGCCTGATCCTACACCGTTAATAGCAAGATCTTCAATATCGTTTGCGAAAGCATTGGTCATCAAGCGAACTAGATGATCTTCAAGTGCACCGCCTTCAATATTGTCTTCAAGTGCTTCAGTAGAGACTTCCCAATCAAGACGAATCTTCTTGGTTGTCAATTCTACCTTTGAAAAAGTAGCACCGATGTTTGTGTAGTCTGGTGCTCCTTGAGCAGCAGCACGAATAACACGCTCTCCAACGTTAACCTTTTCGATTTCCATTGTGTTAGCACGCATTGTAACTCTACGACCATCCTTGGCGAGAACTGTTGCATCCCACACATAGTCGATGAAGCGACGAGCCTGCTCAGGTGCTAGAATACCACCTGCTACGCCTGTTGGGTTAACTGCGTTTGCTCCAGATGTTGATCCGAAGGCTGCAGTTGCTGTGTTACCGAGTTGTGATCCTACAGACGCTGCTGCAGAGTCCAAACCAGTTGCACTACCTACACCACCAGAAACGAATGAGCCTTGAGAGTTAATCTCTGCGCCTGCTCCGCCTGACCCTGGATAGTTTTTTTCTAGGTCTTTATTTTGTTCCGACATTATTTTTCACCTCCTAGTGATTTTTATTGCTTAGTTAAATAGGTCGGTATTTGTGAGGAAACGACCGCCCCATAGGGATTTCTGAACCTTTGTGGGTTCAAACTGCACGATCTCGCCTAGATCGCCAGACTTGCGGAAAGCGGTATCTTGCTCTACGGCATCTACTCGCTTGCCAAACTCATTAAAAACTCCCTTGACATTTTTTACATCATCAGATACGGTCTTAACCTCACCTGATACTGCGTCAAGAGATTTGTGTAGTGCAACAATTTGCTCGTTGAGAGACTTAATAGTTGTTGCAAGATCGCCAAAGGCATTTGTAAGAGAATTCTTGATTTCTGCAACTGCCTCAACAATTGCTTCATCAGACTTTGCTACAACAGTTTCTGTTGCAACAACTTCTCCCTCTTCTGTTT